TGGTTACACCAAGCTGCTGATGGCGAACATCGGCTACAAGATCCAGCACAAGCGCCGCAACGTCATGATGTGGTCGCCGACCGATCCTGACGCCGAGGACATCAGCAAAAGCCACGTCAACGGCCTGATCCGTGATGTGCCGGTTCTGCTTGAGCTTTCACCCTGGTTCGGTCGCAAGCACAGCGATAACACGCTGGACAACAAGGTTTTCGCCAACCGTCGCAACCTGTGGATTCGCGGCGGTAAGGCCTCGCGCAACTACCGCGAGAAATCCGCTGACGAAGTGATCTATGACGAGCTCTCGAAGTTCGACGCTGACATCGAGGGCGAGGGTTCGCCGACCTTCCTGGGCGACAAGCGCCTCGATGGTGCCGTCTACCCGAAGTCGATCCGCGGCTCGACGCCGAAGAAGGAGGGCAGCTGCCAGATCACCAAGGCCGCCGAAGAGTCGCCCTATCGGCTGCGCTTCCACGTTGCCTGCCCGCACTGCCACAAAGAACAGACCCTCAAGTGGGGCGGGAAGGATTGCGAGTACGGCCTCAAGTGGGAGAAGAGCGCGCTCAACGAAGCGGAAAAGGCCTGGTACTGCTGCGAGCACTGTGCCGGCATCTTCTTCCACCAGGATATGGTGGCCGCATCCTATGCCGGCCGCTGGATCTGCGAAGTCACCGGAATCTGGACGCGAGACGCGATCGACTGGTTTGGCTCCGATGACGAGCCAATCCGCACGCCGCGCTCGGTAGCCTTCTACTGCTGGGCCATATATAGCACATGGACCACCTGGCTATCGCTGGTGGACGAATGGCTGAAGGTGAAGGGCGACCGCGAAAAGCTGATCACCTTCATCAACACCACCCGCGGCGAAGTATGGGAAGAGGACCAGGGCGAGCGAGTCGACTGGGAAAACCTCTACGGCCGTCGCGAGATCTACCCCTGCACCGACCATGTGCCTGAGCAGACGCTCGGCCTGTTCGGCGGCATCGATACCCAGGATGACCGATACGAGGGGCGTGTGTGGGCGTTCGGCGCCGGAGAGGAAATGTGGCTGATTCGCCGCTTCATCCTCACTGGCGACCCGGCCAGCGTAGAGCTACGTCGCAAGGTCGGCATAGAGATCAACCGCGAGTTCAAGCGCCCGGACGGTACTCCAATGCGCGTAGAGCGGTGGTGCTGGGATGCGGGCGGCCACTACTCCGATGAAGTGGCCGAGGAAAGCATCAAGCACGGCGTGCGCTGGGTGGTGCCGATCTTCGGTGCCAGCACCTACGGCAAGCCGATTGCCAACTTCCCGAGGCGTCGCAAGAACAAGATTTACAAAACCGAGGTCGGCACCGACAACGCCAAGGAACTTATCTATGGGCGGCTCAACATCGTTGTGCCACAGCCATGGACGGAAACGCCTGGCTGCATACACCTGCCGCTGGCCGACTGGTGCGACGAAGACGAGCTCAAGCAGCTCACTGCCGAGCGCAAAATGCCGGTGATGGTGAAGGGCAAGCGCGAACTGCGCTGGGACTCAGGCGGCCGCCGCAACGAAGCGCTCGACTGCCTGGTGTACGCCTTGGCCGCCTTGCGGATCAGTCAGCAGCGCTTCGGCTTTGACCTTGACGCCCTGGAGGCAGGGCGCCTGGCCGGCGCCAAGCCTGTTGCCGCCGAAGTGATCGAGAAACAGACAACCAATCAAACCGCCCAGGAGGTGACCAACACCTTCCTGAGCACAACTGGTGGCAGCCCATGGTTATGACTCTGGAAACGGCGCGCACGATTTTGCAGCGCTACATCGACGCCGAGCAGGAGGTACTGCTGGGCAAGTCCACATCGTTCGGCGGGCGTACCCTTACCATGGTTGATCTGTCCGAGATCCGCCAAGGCCGGCAGGAGTGGGAGCGCAAGGTGGCCGCTATGCAGCGGAACGCAGGCGGCCTCTCTCGCCCCTACAAGTTGGCGACCTTCGAATGAACTGGATTGATCGGCTGCTGGCGCCACTGGCGCCCGGCTTCGTCGCTCAGCGCATGCGTCACCAGGCGGTTATTCGTGCGTATGAAGCGGCCAAGCCGTCCCGCACCCACAAGGCCAAGGGTGATCCGCGTTCTGCCGACGCAGCGCTTCAGGCAGCAGGCCGCTCGCTCCGCGAGCAGTGCCGCTGGCTGGATGAAAACCACGACATCGTCACCGGCCTATTCGATCGACTCGAGGAGCGCGTGGTCGGCGGCAGCGGCATTGGCGTAGAGCCCCTGGTGCTGGACCTGACCGGCGCCGTGCACCTTGAGTTCAACGAAGCAATCAAAACCGCCTGGGCAGAGTGGTCGCTGAGGCCAGAAACGGCCGGCGAACTGACCCGCCCGCAGATGGAGCGGCTGGTGTGCCGTACCTGGCTGCGGGATGGCGAGGGCCTGGCTCAGAAAATCATGGGTGCGGTTGCGAACTACAAGCACCTTACTGCCGTGCCGTTCGCCCTCGAGTTGCTGGAACCGGATTACCTGCCATTTGAGTACAACGATGCTGCCAAAGGCATCACCCAGGGTATCGAGCGCGACGCCTGGCGGCGCGTGAAGGCTTACCACCTGCTCAAGGCGCACCCCGGCGACATCGGGCACGGCATCTACCAGCAAACCAAGCGCGTAGACGTTGAGCGGGTTATTCACATCGCCAACCGAAAACGCATCGGCCAGAACCGAGGTGTACCGCTGCTGCATGCGGCGTTGATCCGCTTGGCCGACCTGAAGGACTACGAAGAGAGCGAGCGCATCGCCGCTCGCATCTCGGCGGCTATGGCCTTCTACATCAAGAAGGGCGAGCCACATGACTACGACGATAAGAGGGCGCCGGACGGAAAGCGCGGCTCCTTCCCGATCGCGCCGGGGATGATCTTCGACGATCTTCAGCCAGGTGAAGACCTGGCCATGTTCGAGAGCAACCGGCCAAACCCCATGCTGGAGGGCTACCGCAACGGCATGCTCCGGGCTGTTGCTGCTGCCGGTCGCAGCGCCTATTCGACCATCGCACGCTCGTATGACGGCACCTACTCAGCACAGCGCCAGGAGCTGGTCGAGGCTCAGGAGGGCTACGACCTGTTGCAGCACGATTTCGTCGACTACTGGTGCCGCCCCGTTTACCGCACCTGGCTGACGCTGGCTGTTGCTTCTGGCGTGCTCAAACCGCCGGCGGATGTCGATATGCGCACGCTGCTGTCGGCGGTCTATCAGGGCCCGGTAATGCCATGGATCAACCCGGTTCATGAGGCCACCGCCTGGGAAAGCCTGGTCGAGGCTGGCTTCTCCGACGAAGCAGAGGTGGCCCGCGCTCGTGGTCGCAACCCGCAGGAGCTCAAGAAGTCTCGCGCCGCCGAGATCAAGCAGAACCGCGAGCTGGGCCTGGTGTTCAGCTCTGACGCTGCGCACAGCCTGGCCAAGGGCAACGAGATGAACGCCGTCGAGGCCATCCAGAAGGCCTATCTGGGTGTGGGCAAGGTGCTCACCAGCGACGAGGCGCGGGAACTGGTCAACCAGTACGGCGCCAACTTGGCCATCCCTGGCCCCGACTTCAACGAGGAACCACAACCAACAGGAGGTGCCAATGGGCAGCCACCGCAAGATGAGTAGCGCCATGATGCTGCTGGCCCCGCTGGCCATGGCATGTGCGCTGACCGAAGACACAAAGCCCGCCGGGAGCTGGTACAGCATCAAGGCGCTCTCTCGTGGCGTTGCTGAGATCCTGCTGTACGACGAGATCGGCATGTGGGGCATCACCGCTCAGCAGTTCGCCCGCGAGCTGAAGGCGTTGGGCGACCTGTCGCTGATCAGTCTTCGCATTCACTCCCCGGGGGGGGATGTGTTCGAGGGCACTGCCATCTACAACCTGCTCAAGCATCACCCCGCGCGGGTAGAAGCCCACATCGACGGCCTGGCTGCATCGATGGCCACCGTCATCGCCATGGCCGCCGACACCATCTACATGCCCGAGAACGCAATGATGATGGTGCACCGGCCATGGGGCATCCAGGGCGGTGAGGCGGACGACATGCGCCGCTATGCCGACCTGCTGGAAAAGATCGAGGACACCATGGTTGCCGCCTACATGGCCAAGACCGGGAAGTCCCAAGAAGACATCAAGGCTTTGCTCAAGGCAGAGACTTGGATGGATGGCCGTGAGGCTGTCGAGGCCGGCTTTGCCGACCAGCTCACTGAGCCGCTCGCCGCGGCAGCTCAACTCAACTCTAAACGCATGCAGGAGTTCGCCCACATGCCCGAAGCACTGAAAACCTTGTTGCAGCCGCGCGCGTCCACTCCGAGCGCTGCCGCACCGACTCCGGCCCCGACCCCGGCCGCCCCGGATCCCCAACCTGCACCGGCAGCGCCTGCCGCTCCGGCCGCAGCCGCCG